CTCTTCTCTAAGAATAGTTGATCCATCAGCTGATGCTTGATCATTAGGATCTAATCTCATTGATGGTACTTTTAAAGCTCTATAAAGCTTTTTAATGAAATACATTAAATCAGATAATTCACCTAAATTAGCTCCCCCGGCTAATTGATTAACTGAAGTACCTTCTGAACCTTGTCTCTTTGCGAACCAAAAAGCATCTAGCATTGATTGAGGATTAAACTTTTTAACTACATCATTTTGATCAACATCAAAAGTTTTTCTTGACCAATAATTTTGAATTAGTTTTCTAAGATAAGCTTCAGCCTTAGGAGGAGCCATATTACCGACGTCTACATTAAAAACTAATCTTTCTGGAGCTCTTACTAATCTATAAATTACAATAGCATCTTCAATTAAAGAAAGCTGTCTATAAGGTCTTCTACCATTTTCTAAGAAAGGAATTACGAAATTTTTAGTTTCATTATAAACACCAGAATTGATATAAACAATCTGATTCTGATCCATTGGTATAAATTCAACCTTTTCAACTTTTGATGGATTATCTTGACTAAAAATAGGCTTTCTATATATAAAGCCCTTAACTAACATATTCTGTATATTATTATAAACAGGGTCAATTATTTCAGCAGGTAGATTAATTACACCTAATGTACCATCTTTAAGATATCCCTCGTGAATAATTAACTCAAAGAATAATTCACCTTCAACTAATAATTGTCTAAAGTATTGCCAACCTCTATTTTTAAGATCAAAATATTCTGTATAACGATGAAACTGTTTTTCAAGTTCAGCTTTTTCATCTACCGTTAAATCTATATCTTTAAGATGTAATTTAGTAATCCAACCACTCTCATCAGGATTAATAGTTTCATCGCATATTTCATCTAATGCATCAGCTACTTCTGAATAAGCAGCCATTATTCTGTAATCTCTAAGTCTTCCTGCTTTATCATCCTGTATGTTGGCATACATTACATCACCGAAAGATGAATCTTTAGCAAAGTCGCCAATAGGTATATTGTTATACGGAGAAGAAGATGATACGGAAGCTTTAGCTAAGGCCTCAGCTCTCTTTAATCCAGTTTTTTGGAAAAACTTATACTTAGGATTTAAAGCATCGCTTTCTGGCTCTCCAGTTGAAGCATAAGGTAATCTATTTTGAATATATTGAATTAAGCTTCTTCCAAAAGTAGAAGCACGTCCATCATTTGTTACATATGAAGGATTCTGATTTGAACTTGTTGATGATCCGGTTCCTGGCATCTTATATATATTTATGTTGAATTAAGGATAGAGCTAGTGGCTAGGTACGTACTTGACCATCCAGCTTCGTTAGCTATTACAAAATTAAATTTACCACCTGAAGCACTTAATGTGGATGGTGGTAAGGTTACACTTGCTATGTTGTCATTTGAAACGATATAAAAATCGTCAGAGAGTTTAAACCCACTTATAGTTTCCATTTTAGCAGAAGTAATTTTTTGGTAATTAGAAAACCAATTATCACCATCTGCAGCAGTCCCCATAGTTGTTGAGCTTAGATAAAAATTTAAATTAGTATCAAATTGCTTTCCATAAAAAATAAAAGTATTCGATATGCCAGATATAATATCAGTTAATGAACCTGTCCATGTTCCTTCTATAGGAACTAATGTGCCTGTAGAAGAATAATATAAATTAGTTATATCAGGTAGACCTGAAACTGTTACTGTTTCAGAACAAAGAGAAGCAGTAGTACTATAACTCGAAAGACCAGTATAACCTCTTTGTTGATACGATAAATTTTCTGTAACTTCAGTAGGATCAAGTGGAGAATATATTCTATTCTTAAGATCTACGTTTACGAAATTGCTGTTAATTTTATATATATTTCCTGATGTTGATTTTTCTTCAGGAAACAGCCATCCCTTTATAGTAAATGAAGTATCAACTGTTACTCTAAACATGTCACTATAAGTTGTATCAGTAGGAGTGTTATAAGTTAAATTACCACTCCATAAAACTTCACTTCTTATTTCTTGATCATACTCAGTTCCAAACTCTTCCGGAACTTTCCATGAAAGAATTATGTATGGATTATTGTAAGGAACAAAGTTCGAAATGATTTGGTCTACATCTTGCATATACCTAGCTAATATAGACATACTTACTTCAAGATTAACAGGAACTGGCATTAAGAACTTTGAAGAAACTTTAGAAGATTCCTTTTCTTGAGCTGGTATATATGAAGGTTCTAATTTATTAAAAACGCGACTGTTATCTCTAGTAATACCTTCTAAATTTACTGTTACTACTGGCAGTGTTAAGTTTTGAGCTTTGTTAATAATATCATACATTACACGCTGCTTAGGAGCAAACACATATCTTACATCTATATTTTGCCGAGCTTGCCTGTCTTTATTATACCGGCTTATAACTACATCATCAAATGCAGCTACAAACTGTGTTAGTAGATTTTTTATCTCAAAATGAAATGCTCTATTCTTCATTCGTACTTATATATTTATTACAAAAACCTGTCGATGAAATATTTCGGTAGTTTATGCTTATTATTTACTATACTTTCTACTATAGCTCCGTCTAAAATATATGTAATGCAATGATCTTTATGAGATCTAACGCCCCTTCCACATGATTGTATTAAAGAGCATAGCATTTTATTCGAATACCAATCAAAATCATTTTTCATTAACTTTTCTATTCTTTTATCCTTAGTAGGTAAATAGGGAGCTTTGACCAATATTTGAAATCTAGCTAGATCGTCTCTTAGATCTACTCCATGACTCATAGAAGGTGAGACCAATACAGTAGGATCATTATTTAAATAATGTTGCTCTAATATAGATTCATTACGGACTCCAGGTTCACGAATCAAATATCTACTATCAGTTAATCTTTCAGATAAGAAAGAGGTAATAGTATTATTATGTGTATGAATAATACCTTTATCGTTTTTATGAAAATCACATATTTCTTTAATTTGAGTTACAATTTTAGGCAAGCTACGTTTTAAGTTATGAAAATTTAGCTTTAATTTAGTATTACAATATATAGGAGCATTTTTAGCATCAAAAGAAGATTCAGCTTCTACGTATTTAAATTTTTTAATACCCAAACTCTTACAGAAATTTTTAGGGTCAATAATAGTAGCTGACATTAATATTATTTTATCAGCATGTTTAAATAAATGATTAGATAACTTATCTACTTTTAAAGGCATAAATGTTATACCTTTTTTATCTGCTTCATACAAGTATTCACTCTCATTCCATGTATCTATAATAAGCGATAACTTAGAATGTAAATTTCTTAAAAATATTAAATTCTTTTTCGACTCGATAATAAATTTTTTATTTACTTTATTACTGTTATTAGTTATTTCTTTTAATTCTTCTACTCTATCATTAAGATTTAAAATAAGATCATTTATCCATTTTACAACTTGCAAGCTATTTCTAGAATAAAAGGGCTTTATCTTAATATCAAGCTTACTTAAAGCTTCAAAATTTATATTACATGAAAACTCTTTTACTAATTGATCTTCCAATTCTGCAGCTTCATCACATATTAAAAACTGTCTTTTCTTTAAATGGTCAGGTAAAGAAAAAAACATATTATAATTTAAAGTACTAAATGTAGATGTAAGAGCTTTATTGCGTTGCTCGTAATATGGACAATTATTTTTAGCCCAACATTCTTCTTTTATTTTAGGTAAATGCAAACAAGGAGCTAGCTCTACAGTAAACCTATCATCAACATCACATGTATAATTTGACTTACCTTTTAATACCTGTACATCATCAAATAATTCTTTATATTGATCTTGTAAAGCTTTAGTTATAGTTAAAGCGGTACAACCAAAAGCTGGTTCATCATTACATTCATCTTCATAAGAATAACCACCTCCTTGCGTTCTTCTATAAGCTAGATAGTTAGTTACCAATTCTCTAAACTCTTTAGATGGTTGATTAGATATATTACCGATAGTTTTAGATATAAACGACTTCCCCGATCCAGTTGGAGCATTACATACTACAACCTTATATCCATCATCAAATGCTTGATCGATATTTTTAAGTAATTTTACTTGAGCCGGGTTAGGAGTATAACCATCCGGAAAACTTTTTAGTAACCCGCCAATCACACTTTATTATATTATACGTTATTCAGAAGTCAATACGTATACGAGATTGTTATAGATCTTAGATTTTGACGAACTGTCTAAAAACTTTACTCTATTCATTTGTTTTTGCGGAATAAAAGAACTTAGTTGATAGTTTAAAACAGCAACATCTTCATCTCTGTAAGTTTTATACGGGTAAGGTATTTCATATGATTTATTAGCTCCATTATATTCTAAAGTTAAATTAACATAATATTGCTTAACCTGAAATATTTTTAACTTACCTCTTTTCAAAACTTTTTTATCTGTTCTTATTACTATATCTTGTAACAGATAAGGTTTTAAAAAATCAGTTATTTTTTCTAAACTTACATTCATGAATTCATAAAATTTAATTTCTGCGCAGCAGACATAGGGTATATATTTTCGTTAAAGTAGACCCAAAAATCATCGTCTGCTGGTATTTGTTGAATCAAGTCACATTGATTCATATTAATGTTTCTATAATCTTGCATTAATATATCCCACGCTACAGTTAAGTTATCAGAGCTAAGATTAGGTCTAGGTGCCCCTTTGGGTGGAAAATAGTTAAGAGATACTCTACCATTAACTGAATTTAATAAAGATAGAGATTTAGTACAAAGCATTCTTCTCGTAGATGCTAATCCTGGTTTAATAATTCTACGAGGAAATCTAAGTTCACATACATTATCTAATAAAATGCTATCAAGAGCTGCTTTTTGTATCAACATCTTTCTTTTTACATATACCAAACATTCTTTCTTCGTTCAGAAAAACACCTTTATTGACGCTGCCTTTTCCAGGTATGGTAACACCTGAAATAGTAACACCCATATTATTAGGAAAAAGAACAATATCACCTTCCTTTACATACTTAGAATCAGGACCAGATAAAATAACTTTACCCTTTCTCCATGCTCTTGTAAGAGTATTTGTTGGTATTAAAATTCCATTTCTTTCTACAGCATCTCCTGAATTACCTTCTTCAACTAAATCTACATATTCGATCAATAGAATATCATCGAAAAGAAAGGTTAAGTCATATTCCTCTAAGCCAAAATCACCTTTATCTTTGTTAGTTAAATCAATAAGACTTTTAGTAGGAGCTAAATTATCTATACTTGCCATTGCCATACAGCTATTTACTTAACTTACTATTTTTTTCCAATGTCTTTGAACGTAATGTTCTGCTCTTTCTCTCTTTTATCGAGCTTATAATTTTTTCTATACTCCTTATTGACTGATATTGCATTAGATAGTAATGAAAACGTCTTTGCAAAAGCTTCAAACGCTGCTGTATCTTTAGGAAAGCATGCTCCACCAAATCCTCTTTTATTATCAAAACCTGGTACAGTTGTATGAGAATGAGTTATACGTGGATCAGAACCAATAGCGCTTATAATTGCATTGTAATTGGCATTATGATCTTTTGTAATATCATAAAGCTGATTAAAGAAAGTAACTTTAGTAGCTAAAAAAGTATTAATCCCATACTTTACAAATGAAGCTTCATGAGCTGTCATATGAAAAACTGGACACGGTCTACATATACTATGATCATTGTAAATTTTAAGAAGTTCATGTGTACTCTCAGTTGTACCACCTAATACTAACATAAATTGATTTACAAAATCTTCGTTTGCATTTTTTTCAGTTAAAAATTCAGGATTGTAAACAAACTTATCATATAAATTTGATAGTTTTTTAACTATATCTGGAGTAACAGTAGATTTAAGAACAATTAACGCGTCGGTAAATTCATTAATCTCTCTACAACATTCAAGAACTATAGAAGCATTTATACTACCATCTTTACCCATTGGTGTTGGAGCGCAAACAAAAACAACATCTGGTTGAAATGATTCAAGATCGTTACATGTAGTATTATAATTTGGATCAATTAAAAGCTTTTTAACATTATTACTAAAGCCATAATCAACTGCTTTGCCGACAAACCCGTGTCCTACTATACCAATCTTAACCATTTAACTATTTTTTTCTAACCAGTCCTCTAATTTAACTGACGGTATCCAACCAAGCATTTTCTTAGCTCTATCCGTATTAGCTAATGTTTCTTGCGATTCACCGAGTCTCGGTTCAATAAATTTATAATCACCACCTATAAGTTTTGCTATTTCTAAAATACTATGATTTGTACCTGTTCCAATATTTAACACCTTACCTACGGGTTCTTTATTTTCTAGAGTAGAAGCAAGAACATTTGCTGTAACCACATCACTAACATGAGTAAAGTCACGTCGCTGCTCTCCATCACCAACAATAGTCATAGGCTCTCCACTGTTACGTTGTCTAATGAAAATGCCAATTACTGGTGCATACTGACCTTTAATTGGGTGTCTTTCCCCGTATACGTTAAAATATCTAAATGCTACAGTTTCTAAGCCAAATAAATCAGTATACATTTTACATAATTTTTCACCGGTTACTTTAGTAACTGAATATGGGTTCAAACAGTCATCAGGCATTTTTTCGTTTAGAGGTATTTTATTTTTTAATCCATATCCCGAGGATGTTGAACTATATATAACTCTTTTTACATTAGCTTCTCTTGCACATTGTAAAATAGTACATGTACCTACTACATTAGTTTTAGCAGATAATATAGGATTTTTAATTGTAGGCT